AGTTATAAATAAAAGGGGCCATTAAATCCCCTTTATTTCCCAAATTAAATTTAACCACTCTAAAGTGCCCACTATCTCCATCAACAACTCTCACAGAAGCAATTGGAGCAACTACTTTGTAAGCATCTAATCCTGAAGGTTTACAACAGTAATAAGTTATTGATTGTCCTATAGTTGTTTCTGGAGATGCTTTTTGGACGATTCTCAATACTCCTGAACCATTATTTTCATAAATTAGATCAGGAGTTAAATATTTTAGGGTAGAAGCAGAATCATCATCTTCTAGTAAATTAGGAGAGGGGTTGTTATAGGACATGCGTTCAGTTACTTGCATCCAATTAGCTGCTTCTGCTGTAGTAGTACCTGGATTTATTACACCACTACCATCTAAAAAATCCTGTACTTCATCTAAATCATCTGATTTATATCCTACGTTATACATACCTTTTCCAGAAGAAACGTAGTAATCCCATATTAAAATATTACTAGCATCGAATTTAGACATATCTGAATAATATATGCCATTTTCAACACTCCCACTATTTGCGTCAATATCAACTAAGCTAGTATGTTCATAAGTAATATAAGACCATTGAAATGCTAACTTATTATCATCTGTGCTAGTTAGTATATTATTTTGTGGTTTATCATCTTCTGCTGGAGAATTGTTATAAGTACCTTGCGTAACTCCTTGTGACGGATATAAATTTTCAAACATATAGTATAAATACGACATACCTGCCTGGGAGGTATCCCACATACGTACACCAAAATTTACATAAATATGATCTAAATCTCCTGGTGCAACGCCCGACTCAGTTACAACTGTATCAAGAATTGCTTCAGCATCTAATAGAATTCTATCTAATAGGTCCTCAATTTGAGTACTTTTAGTTGCTCCAAAAGTTGTATAATCAGCATTACTTACTCTTAATGGAATAGCAGGAAGTGCTTCAATAGTGGCACCATCTTGATCAATAGGAGTTTCTACGGTATCTAGATCAGGATATACGTTAGTACCAACTTTATAGATAAATAAATAGTATCTATAAGGATCACTATCTCTGTAATAAGTAGATATGTAATGTAATTGTAAAGGTTTAGTAGGAGCTGTATATGGAAGGGTTATAGTTACTCCTACAGAGTTATATGCTTGAATTGTATAAGTATCTGGGACTGCATTATAAGCAATATTATTAAGATTAACCTGCCAACGCATATCAGCTAATACATCATCTGAAGTAACTGTTTCGCTAGTTATGACAATATCAAAATGATTAAGAGATGGAGTTACAATAATAGTATCTCCAGCAGGAGTAGCTGGGGAGGTAGTAACTTCACGATATTCTGTACCTAATTGATTAGTTCCTACATCATATTCTTTATTTTCCTGAAGCCAGTATTTAACCCAATCTATTCTAGATAATGCTCTTAAATATGAGCCCTCAGGGGTACATGGAACACCATTAAGAGTATTTAATGCAGCTGTTAATTCAGTATGATCTATAGTTAAAATATAAGATTCTACGGTGGGGAAACTTTCAAAATAAAGCCCATTATCAATAAAACTCATGAAATCTTTAACATTTCCTTTAAGACTACGAAATGCAAGAAGATAAATTAAATTGCCAGTAATATCTTGATTTTCAATAACAGACTGAAGAACTGAATTTAGGAGGGGATTTTTCTTATCTACATCGTCAAACAGGGGGATATTATGAACTTCATAATATTCAATAATTTGAGTACTACCACTATCCCAGCCGAGTAATATCATAATCAGCTGTACAATCATTTCAACTATTTGTATAACTGCTTCAACTATATATACAATAACGTCAACGATAAACTGTCCTAAAACATCACCAACAAAACTCATTAATCACCGTCCTAGTCAGTAGGTTCGGCATTAGAAATCTGAGTATTGATATTTCCTGTCCCAGTTTCATTGATAGCAAGAACACCTGTAGCTGGTACACCTGCAGTAGAAATATTAATACTCCAAGCGTCTAAAATAGTTTTGAGGTATTTTTGATCAGCATTCCATTTAAAGCCTTTGGCCTGCTCACCAGATAATGCAGCAGCTCTACCCATAACACTAGTAACGCTTGGAGCTGTTTTAGTTGCTTTATCAGTTTGAGCAAACTCAGTAACTTCTTTTTGAAATAGCAGAGATTCTTCAGCGTTACCTTTTTGTATTCCTATAGTATAAGCTACAGCCTGTTGGACCGTAGCTTGTATAGCAGTAAGATAAACTGTTGCATAATCACTGCCAGTAATTCGACCAAGATTGAACTGAGCAGCCATATGCGCATTAACAGTTTCCATCATATCGTCAAATATACCAGTACCTGTTACTACATTATCGGCATCTGTAGATACACCAGCAGTTAAATTAGCAATAGTAATAGCCATTAATTAACTCCTATATTAAAACCTGCTGCAGCTTGTTGATCAGCAAGTCTTTTTAATTCTTCTTTAGTAAGATCTGCTAAAACTTGTACATTAAATTTCTTAGTTAAATACGGCTCTAAAACTTTCTCACCATTAGGACGAGTGATAGTCTTAAATTTTTGCATTTCAGCACCTTCAATTTGACGAAGAATAATTATTGGAACATGCCACCCTTCCTCATTACTAAAAGGAACAAACTTTTTAATCATTCGCCCATTATTAAGGCTTGAAACACCTACAGTAAAGATAAGTCCTGGATAATTAGCCATAGCAGGATCATTAGGAGTAACTACTACACGAACAAGTTTCATAGCTGCTTGTGTTGGTGTTAAATTATCTCTAGCTTCTATATGTTTTGCTTTTGCAGCTTTAGCTGCTTCACTAGGACCAGTAAGATCAGGTGTTTTGGGATCTTCTTTATACTCATCAGTTCTAACTTTAGCTAACGTAGAGGCAAGCTTTTTTGTTCCAGTTTTATGATGTAAAGTAACTCCGTTATCTGCTAATTCCTTTCGAATTTCATCATCTGTCATTCCGTTAATAGGAACTGCTAAATGTACTGTTTCTCCAATTAACATAGTGTCTTCCATACTTCCTCCAAATTATAATTTAAAAGAATGTCCCCCGAGCGCTAAAGCGCTCGGAGGGACGGTTAAAATGTTAATTATACTGCTTCTAAGGCAGTCCAGATAATACCAAGACGTTCTGGACGGAGCGCCATAAAACCATAATACCATTTGATAGAGTAGAATCCTACTTCACCATATGGGTCATCCAAAGAAGCAATTTCTTTACCAGGCTTCTTATGATTAACTGAAAATTTAACGCTCTTACCATCAGTCTGGAAACCGATAGTAGTAAACGCGCCATCTCCAACAACCAACATTGGATAGATATCTGCACCATTTTTACCAGTACCTGGAGTATCAGAAGAAGCTGCACCACCTTTTCGGTCATGCTGCATTTCTGGAACTACAACAATACGGAACTGGTCAACAGTACCAATTTCACCATTCATAATATTACCAGCATCAGCGTATTTTTCTACACTAACAAAACCAGAGCCAACACCTGAACCAGTAATATCAGTCATTTTTCGTACTACAGGAATCAATTCAGATCCTATATACATGATACGACCACCATTAATGGTTTTGGTATCAATCATACGAGAACCGCTAATAACTTTCGTTTGCTTAGGAGTTTTGTTGTCATCCAAGGCAATAGAAAGATTCATCAGATCGTTATAAACAACAACTTCATCAACAGCCAATTTTAATGCTGTTCTAGTAGCACCTGATGCAACTGTTGAACCAGCAACAGCATCAGTTCCAGGAGCAGAAGAACAGAAGTAAGCAGTACCACCAGAAGTGGCGTTAGTAATTAAATCAGCTTGAAGTTCAGCTTCAGTGATCTCATTAGCACCAACAAGGGCTTCCTCAACAATATGTGATAACAATTCTGAATCTGAATCGAAATCCATTGATTCTTGAGTGTACTCAGTAAAGAAACCACGTTTAAGCAGTTCACCTTCAACTTGAGTACGTGTGAAACCAACTCGGTTAACCCGACCCCCGTTCTCACGGAGAGTTGGGATTTTATTTTGAATAGCACCAGTATCTTTTTGTGAACCATAAAGATTCTGATCATTCAAAGCAACATCGCCATTAGCACCTGCTGCAGTTATAGCATCTGCTTCATTAGCATCATCGGCAGCTTGTAACACACCGGACGAATTCCAAGAAGACCATGTACCTGCTACAAGAACAGCTTCAGAAGCATCAATGCCCTGGTCGCCAGTATTTAATACATCAAGCAACGGAACATAAACATCTTGCTTGATTTTCTTACCCATATGCTTAGGCATTGCACGTACATCAGCCAAAGGCATAAAATACTGCATATCCCGAACAGCAATAAGGGCTTTTTTAAAATAATAGTCTGTAATCGCCTGTGGGCCTATACTCGATGCGGTTCCACTGGCGGTACTAGAAGGACTATTATAAAAATTTTCGTTAGCCATAATAGTGTCCTATTAAATAGTGATTAGTTACCGGACAGCATACTTTTTCATAAACTCATCATCTGATAAACCTAAAAAATTTTCATCAGTTGGAGCTTTTTTTGTAGTAGTCTGCTTGACCGGTGCTACTGCTTTTCGTTTTTTATTACGATCAGCATTAGCTTGTTCTTGTACTTCTACCATTTTACTTGATACTTTAGACTTGTCTTCAGGACTATTTGTTCGAAGTTCGCCGTTTTTAAACATATAATCAGCGATTTGTCTATACGCATCTACATCAGATAAACCTTCCGTTTTGCCTAAAGCTTTATCTCGTTGTAGTACTACGTTAACTTTATCGAAGACCCCGTTAGCCATATGAAGATTAATAATTCTAATAATGTCAGGATGCTCAGAAATTGTTTGCTTACTTGCAGTATCCCAAGATTTAGTTAAAACATTAATAGTCCTATTAAACGTATCAGTGTCTTTGATATCTTCAAGAACTTGATCTAATTCGATTTCCCCATCTGAAACAGAGTAATCGTTAGGTTCATAGTCTGAAGGCGCATCTTTGTCAATATCCAAGGGATCTAAAGTACTTTCTTTAACAAGCTTAGCTATAGCTTTCGGGTCTTTCTTAAAGACATCTATTAGATTATTCAACTGCTCTGGTTTTAACAGATCGTTGTTTTCTAACATTTTAATTATCTTTAGATGAGGCTTTAACTGTGCCATCTTCTTTTGATAATTAGCACCCATTTGCATGAGACGCACAATGTCTTCTGGGTCATCAACCTTAATATCTACGCCATTGGCTCTGAAAGGTTCAGATACCTTTTTATATGCACTTTCGTAATCAAACTCTTTTGTTTCCGGAGTATCCTCCTTTGTGTCAGTTGAGTCTTCAGTACTAGTATCAAGAGATTCTGTGGCATCACTATCAGTAGATTTTTCATGCTCCGGCTGAGTATCCCCTTCCGGTTGGCTTACTTCATCTTGGTTAGTTTCAACGTCAGTTTGCTCTTGTGCATCACTACCTTCTTCTACAGAAGGTACTTCTGGTTCTTCTGTTTCAATATTCGTTTCAACTGCATTTTCTTCAGCTAAAAGTTCAGCAGGATCTTTTTCTAAAAATTCTGTATCAGATAAACCTAAGGAAGTCTTATTCATACAGATACCTCCTCAGCTAAAATTTCTTCACGAGTTTCTTCATGCTCTCCTACAGCTTGATCCATTTCAGCACCACGCCTCATAACTAATTCAAGATAATTAGCTAAAGTCCCAACACCAATTATCATATTATCAATCAATTTCATTTGTTCAGGGTTAAGATTAGAACTTTTAGCCATAACTAACCGAGCTGCTTCTTCCTTAAAATATCCTTCAGTAATAACATCTTTAAATGGTTTACTGGCCGTAAGCTTAACACAATTATCTCTTAATGCTCTTAATTTATTAGCCATTTCAATTTGAATCTCGACTTGCTCTAGGTCATTCATAAAAGTCCTTTATTTAGATAATGAATTTAAAGCATCTTGATCTAATTTAGATAGCCTATCGTGTTCTTTAGCTTCCATGTTCTGGGAATGCTTACGATCAGACTCTGCTTCTTTTTGGGCAGCTCCGACTCCGGATTCCTTCTCAACAAAATCAAGATCGCTAAGATCAGAACCACTATGCATCTGTCGTGCTTTAGCTTGTTCTGTTTGAGTTTTCGCAGTTTTAAGTTGTACATCAACAGCATTCTCTTCGGCCTTAGCAGTTTCGTTTTGAACCTGGGCTTGTAATAATGCAACTTCAAGTTGAGCTTTTTGTTGTACCATAGGATCAGGCTGGGGTTGGTATTCCTTAATACGTTTAGCTAAATCAGGCATTTTACGTAATGCAGCAATTTCAGTTAAAATCATTTGACTCAT